GTAGACTCTGAAGATGATTTTCCTGAGTTGTCAATGCCGGATTTTAAGGAGACGGTTGGTGAAAAGATTGAAGCTGGCTTTGTTACCCAGTCAGCCTTTTCGGTCCCAGTTCTTGGCCTTAGGCTTAGCAAGTTCTTTGTTAGTCAGGGCATGAATTTTAATCCTACTAAATGGCAGGTTAAGGGTTTTGATAGAGCCCAGAAGGACACCGATTCGCTGTTTACATGGTTGATCGAAACCTTCTTATCAGTCTTTGGTAGCATCTCGCCTGAGTTTGTTACTGAAGCTTTAGTCGGCAGTTCCCGTAGTATTGAAGTTCGTGAGTGGTATTCTAACGTTGATAACGTGTTTAGACAGGATGCTACCCGTACCCTACCTCTAGACTATTTTAGTGTTGATCGTATACACTTGCTCCTGCTTCAGGGTAGGGGATTTCTAGAGAAGTCCACCAACTTGTCCTTGGGGTCCTTGGTTCCTATTTTAGCTCGTAGTATTGCGCAGCTTGAATCCTTGGAGAAGGAATATGTTTCTAAGGTTTCAACCTCTAGTCTAACTCGTCCTAGACCCGTTGTTCTTATGCTTCATGGCGAAACTGGTCATGGTAAGAGCAATTTAGCCCTGTATTTGGCTAAGGTCTTGGCTGCTGATACTATTCAAAAGTCCGGCAAAGATTTTGAAGAACGTATGGCGGCTTTTAAAGCAAATGCTCGATCTGAGATTTTTGTTATGGGCGATGATAAGTACTATGATGGTCTCAGCCCAGGCCAATCTGTGGGGCTTTTTGATGATTTTGATCAGAGAAAGCCTCAGTCCGGAGATGAAATGTCAATGGGAGCTCAATTTGTTAGGTCCAATAATGAGGCTGTTTATACTCCTCGTATGTCAGCGGTTCGTGATAAGAACAATGTCCAGCTGCGTTTTTGTTACTCACTGTATTCCACTAATAGCGACCATTTTTATGATCCTGGAATGACCAGTGTCGCTGCTGCCGAGCGGCGCATTGACTTCAATTATGAAGTTGAACGCTTGAAGCGAGATGATCCTCTTGCTGCCTTCGACCCTAACGCCTTTGTTTTGCATGAGACCGTTAAGGCTGACGAAACAAATGGCTCCCAGTTCAACCCCTTGTCTCCCTGGAGGCGCACCGGTGATAAAACGGACTTACCCCATCTATTTCAGGCCATGGTTGAAAAGTATGCTCAAAATGTCAAGTTCTTTAAGTCCACTGACGTTGATCCTGAGGAAGCTTTGAATACCATGCGTCCCAAACCTCAACACTTTGAAGAAGAGACGAGGTATAAGCATTTGCTCGAGACTATTAGAGCAGATGTGCAGCAAGACGACAATCCTTTAATGGCTTGGAAGCGTGATTACGCTGGCCAAGCTGATTTCATGTTGCGGCCTGAACACCGTGATGGTTCGTTTGCTATTGAAAAGAGTAAGATGGAGACTCAGGCGTTTTGGTTTTCTGAGAAGAAACCAGCGTTGATCAGGCCCTCTATGACACCTGAAATGCTTTATGAGTTTTTCACTTTTAGGCAACTTGCGGTTCCTTATACCAAGTTTGCCGAAGACCATCCTGATTATCCTAAGATGGCGGCCAAGATTGCGTGGTCGTTTTTGAATTCATTGAGCCCAACTGATTTTTCTCCCCCTGTTCTTACGTGGGAAGAAAGTCTGTCTTCGTTTTCTGCTGAAGCCATGAAGAGCTTGACGAATATTGGCTCTTCTTTCACGTCGTTCTTTGCTAGCTGTAAGAAGTTTGCTTTGGATAATCCGTGGGTTATGGCTGCTGCGGGTGTTTTAAGTTTGATTGCTGGTGTTATTGTCGGCAAGAAGATCTATGACCATTTGCCTCATGAGTGGAACGCTTTGTACACTGTTCATCCTGAGCAGTGCACTTTTGCTCGGGTTTATGGACCCGCTGGCGAAGAGGTGTGTCCAATTTGTTGGCTGCCGACTTGCAATCATAAACGTTCTGAATTCAAGTACCTGGGGGAAACTCAAAGCTTTGGTGCTAAAAACACGAATCAAACGCGCAAGTTCATGCGTACGTCTGGTAAGCAAAACCTTGATACAAGAATGAGGTCACGTGCTCTTAAAGCTCATCGATCAGAAGAGCTTCTCGAAACTCAGGGTATCGGTCAAGGACATTTTTCTAAGCAACGATTGATTAAGGATACCCAGGGTGCTACCCAAGATATCACTGAATTAGTGAAGAAAGCCATGTTTGACTTTTCGATATCGCTTTCGGGTGGAGAGTGGGTTAAAGTCGGTTTCTGCTTTGCAGTGACCGGCAAGACTTGTCTCGCCCCTCTTCACTTCCTTACGGAAGCTCTTGGAATTATAGATGACCGCGGTGATGATTTCCGCGAATCTGGTTCCATACGGTTTAAGATGTTTAATGACGTTGAAGAATACACCTTTGGTTTGGAGGAAATTGAAAGAATGGCCTACGAAGACGACTGTGCAACTGACGCTTGGTTGTTTGATGTCCCTAATAAGGACTATCAAGACAAGCGTGATCTCATTGGTTTGTTTCCTACCAATGATGAAGCCGCTTCTCTTCTTTTCACAGCTTCGCGTAATGTTCAAGCTCGCTTGGTTATGAGGCAGCATGATGTTAATGTGTCTCATCTCACGGGAATTCGTGAAGAAAAAGTCCTGTCTAATGGAGCCCTTGAAGTCAGAAGAAATTTGATTTCTTATCAGTGCGACAACTATAAAGGACTGTGTGGCGCTATGTTAGTTTCTGAAGGAACGCGTTTTGCTGGCAAGATCTTTGCGCAGCATATAGCTGGTTCTCAACAAACTGGTGTTAGTCTTGGTGCTATCGTTACTGGAGACACTATACGGAAATACCAAGGTCGCGTTACTGAAAAACGGGAACCGAGTTTCCCAGACATGGTTACCCAAGCCGCTCTTGACTTCCACGGAACTGTTCCTGCAGATTACGTTACGCGTAATCTTGACGTTCCTTCCAGCGTTTTTATAAAGAACACGCTTTTGCCTTGGGATGGCGATGGTCCCGAGTACTTCAAGCGCAAGACAACGTCTGTAAATGTTAGTCCTTACAAATTTGAAGCTAATAGAGCTAAATTTGGTCCAGTTACTACGGACAAGATTAAACTACCCGTCGTTTTGAAGGACTTTATGCGCACTCACTATCTTTCACATGCCAACCATGTTCCAAAGCGGATCTTTACTTTGGAAGAGGCTATTATGGGCCTACCTGGTTCCCATTTTGATGG